TGGACATCAGCACAGCCGCAACAACTGCCGCTCTCCCGATTCGTGTCGTGGATTTCTTGGGTGGTTTTGACGGTGATGAAAAAGGAACAGCATTCCCAATCATGGTATGCAAGTTTAATACTGGTAATCAACTCGGAATCGGTGTCGTTTCTGGCAACGCTCCGTCAGCAGCTTAAGAAAGGGGTTGTAATATTATGGCTATTTCACGCGCACAACTCCTCAAGGAGTTACTACCCGGTCTTAATGCATTGTATGGTCTTGAGTACGGCAAGTACGAAAACGAACATGCAGAGATCTATGAAACTGAGACTTCAGAGCGTAGCTTTGAGGAGGAGGTCAAACTTTCAGGCTTTGGTGCTGCACCAGTTAAGCAAGAAGGTTCACAGGTCTCATTTGACACGGCTCAAGAGTCTTTCACAGCTCGCTATAACCACGAAACCGTTGCAATGGGTTTCTCGGTTACTGAGGAAGCTATGGAAGATAATCTGTATGACTCTTTGTCTGCTCGTTATACCAAAGCTCTCGCACGAGCTATGGCATACACAAAGCAGGTCAAAGCAGCATCACTGTTGAACACTGGTTTTGATACCTTCACATCAGGTGATGGAGTGACATTGTTTAATGCAAGTCACCCAACAGTTGCTGGTGGTACAAACGCCAACCGTCCATCAGTGGCAGCAGACTTGAACGAAACATCGTTAGAAGATGCAGTTATCAACATTGCAGCTTTCGTAGATGAGCGTGGTCTTTTGATTGCGGCTCGCCCACGCAAGCTGGTTGTCCCACCCGCACTGATGTTTGTTGCAACTCGCTTGCTACAGACAGAGGGTCGTGTAGGAACTGCTGATAACGATCTGAACGCTATCCGCAACAACGGTTCGATCCCAGAAGGCTTCTCAATCAATCACTATTTGACTGATACAGATGCGTTCTTCGTGACAACCGATGTTCCAAACGGCATGAAGCACTTTGTCCGTACTCCAATGGCAACATCTATGGATGGTGACTTTGATACAGGCAATGTTCGCTACAAGGCTCGTGAGCGTTACAGCTTCGGTGTATCAGACCCATTGGGCATTTACGGCTCACCGGGCGCAGATTAATTCAATTTAATCTAACACTATTTGATCGGGCGGCTTTCATGCCGCCCTTTCTTTTGTTATAATGTTATAAATCCTGACAGCCGCATCCTGTGGCTGACACTAGCCAAGACAGGAGTTTCAAATGGCTACTACCACATTTAACGGAGCAGTGCGCTCTGAAAATGGATTCAAAGTTATATCCAAAAACGCAACGACTGGTGCTTTTACCGAGCAAATTAACTCGACAAGCAGCGGTGTTCTGGAAGTGCAAAAGGTTGCAACCTCTGGTCGTGACAACATTGTTGCGGCGGGAACAGCCACTGGCGCAAACAATGCCAGCTTAGGCACAGCAGCTACAATATTTAACATCACACCAAACGCACATGGTTCTGGTATCGCTAATGCAGCAATCAACACATTTGTTACAAAAATCGGTGGGGATATTACAACAACTATCCTTGTGGATCTTCACGGTGGCCTAGCCTCTGGTGGAACAGCAGACGATGTTATTGGTACAGATGGTGGGGCTGCAAACGCTTATATCGCAGAGCTTACCAGTGCCGTAAACGGTATTCCGTATCTAATAGAGTTTGCTTGCCTTGAGGTTCCAACTGGCGGTGATCCAGATATCAATCTTGTTTGTTCTGCAACAGGCACAACAGCAGAAAATGCTGCTGTGACAAGCGGAACCATCCTTCTAAACAACGGTGATCTCACACTTGGTTTTTATGCTGAGGCAGATGGTGGGTCTACACTAGCGGCTCTGAGCAAGAAGTACCTATATCTGACATCTGGTGATGCTACAGAAGCAGCCTATACTGCTGGTAAGTTGGTTATTAAAATCCACGGTGCAGCTTTTGACTATGCTAATGGCTAATATTAACAGAGAGGGGGCTACCCCTCTCCTTTCTTAAAGGAGATTGATATGGGCCATTCGGATATTAAATCCATAATGATAACAGCGGATGCAAACGCTGCTGACGATGACTCTGTCCTAGAGGCTGCTCGTCCAAACACGACAGCTTCTCTTGATGGAGCGGATGTTAGTGGAGGTGTAGCCACGTTCACTGGTGGGCAACTTATAAACGTCACCACCACGGGAACTGGAGATAACGCCAAGACTGTTACAATTACAGGAACTGATGTAAATGGTGACTCTCAGTCAGAGGTTATAACGCTAACTGGATCTGCAACAGGTCATTCCAGCACAAAGTTTTTTAGAACCGTTACAGCGGCAGAGTGTTCTGCTCAACCAGCAGCGAACATAAAAATAGGGCATCTTGCAACAACTGTTAAAGATGTTGTGTTTGCTGGCAGGGCTAGAATCAAAGGTGTTCTGATTGTTAATTCTGCAACCGCAGGAACAATGGACTTCTTGGCTGGCTCCGAAACCGGAACAAGCACTTTGAAGTTGAGAAGCATAGCTGATAATGAAACATCAAGAGACATAACCGTACCAGAACATGGAATACTGTTTGATGGTGGCGCTTATATTTCTTACACATCAGCAACCTTTGCATTTATGACTGTTTTCTATGCCTAGGAAAAAAGAAACACCGATCAAAACATCGGTAAAGTCTGGTAATTTTCGCGCCACTAAAAAGGGCGCGGGAATGACCGCTAAAGGCGTCAAGGCTTACAGGGCTGCAAACCCCGGAAGTAAGTTGAAGACAGCCGTCACAGGCAAGGTAAAGCCGGGTAGCGCGTCCGCTAAAAGGCGTAAGTCATTTTGTGCAAGGTCAGCAGGTCAAATGAAAAAATTTCCAAAGGCTGCTAAGAATCCAAATAGCAGGCTTAGGCAAGCAAGAAAACGGTGGAAATGTTAATGAAACTTGAACAACAGCAAGTTCAGGAACTCACTGTAGAACAGGTTATGGCAGAGCTTGTGAAGCATGAGGCCGAATGCAATCTGCGATATCAACGCATTGAAGAGCGTCTCGATGACCATAAGGGTCATATGTGCAAGTTAGATCAGCGTCTATGGTGGATTGTTGGTCTTGTAATTCTTGCTCCATTTTTACAGAGATTACTGTAATGACAATTAGTAGAGCTTCAATGCAGAAACAGTTAAAGGGGAATAAGATGCCTAAAAAAATGAAAAAGAAGCCAGTAACCAAGGCGTTTATGGGTTTGTTGACATCATCGCCAGCTTTGAAATTTCTGAAAGACAAGGGAATTATGAGCGGTGGCGCTCTTGGCTTGGCAGCTAAAGCATTAAAGAAGAAAAAGAAAGGCTCCGCTGCGCCAGCAGCGGCAGCAGCAGCACCCAAGCCTATGGATAAGAAAAACCCTATGGGTGATCCCGGTCAGTTTGCTCCAGCCACACCAATGACAATGAGTAAAGGCGGTGCCATGAAGCGTAAGCGTCCGATTGATGGAATCGCACAGCGCGGAAGAACAAGAGCAAAGTAATGCGCCGTAGGGATTACGCATCTGAGTACAAAAAGTATCAAAGCAAGCCATCTCAGAAAAAGAAAAGGGCTAGTAGAAATGCTGCGAGAAGAAAAATGATGTCTGATGGCAAAGTGTCTAAAGGAGATGGAAAAGATGTGGCCCATAAAAATGGCAACCCAAGGGACAACAGATCATCTAATCTAAAGGTTGTTAGAGCATCTGTTAATAGATCGTTTAGAAGAACAAGCACGGCAAGAAAGGCCAATAGGAAGTCCTGATGGCTAGGAGAGTGGAAAGTGTACACATCAAGCGGAAACGGATTCGCCGTCCCGGCAAACACAAAAAGAATGTCAACAAGCGAAACAAAGTCAAAACATTCTTTGGTTAAGGAGCATTGCGGCCCTAGATGTCCCAGATGTCAAGGCAGCTTAAAAACAGTTAATGTACATGGTCACGACCAGTGTGTTGTTTGTGGATCTGTAATAGATGATTGTTGTCAAGGAGAAGTATTATGCGAAGGTGTCCAACTAAAAAACCAGTAGCTATGAAGAGTGGGGGCAGTGCAACTGTAAAAAACCCAGTAGCTAGAGCTGTAAAAAAAATTAAACCAAGCATTGTAAAGCCAAAGAAAGGTAAGGGGTCTTACAATAGGAAGACCTCTT